CCTAGTACCAGCCCACACCTATTTGTGGATATGTCGCTGCCTTTAGAGTCAGCAACAGCCCGCTGGTATGAAGGTTCGGGTGGTATAAGACAGATAGATGGCGCAGGCCGCACGACAGCAACCGTAGATGGTGCTGGAGGAATAAGACAGATTGAAGGTGGACAATGATTACAGGACGAATAAATCAAGGTAGTGGAACTCTCCTCTACGGCTATTTCTATGTAGACGGAGTACTAACTTCTGCTGCTGGTTCTGTAACCGTTGCTGTCACTAGAGAAGACGGAACCGCAGTCACTAGCGGTACCGCAACCTCTGTAGCAGTAGGAACCTACTCGTTTAGCCTTGCAGTCCAAACAGACTGTGACGTACTAACAATTGCATGGACAGGTAACGTTGCAGGACTTACCACCACTATCAGAACTCGTGTCGAAGTAGTCGGAGGACGATACTGCACACTCTCCGAAGTGAGAGCACAAGACGGACTATCCGATACCACTATCTTCCCCGTAAGTGTCCTAGAAGACGCTATCCGATGGGCAGAAGACACAATCGACAAATATGTGGGAGTACCATTCACCCTACGATACAACCGAGAACGTATAACAGGAGACGGCTCAGCTGATATAAAACTCAGACAACTGTTTCCTTATCGTATCCTCGGAGTCAAAGAGAACGGTACATCTGCTGCATCAGTAGTATGGGCAGACTGGACTCTCTGGGATGCTGGAGCAATCACTAAAGACGAAGGATACTTCGAATCACCAGCAACAACAAACCTTGCGGGACGGAACATCGAACTCAAATATGAGTACGGATACCAATATCCTCCCGACGATATTGCTTGGTGTGCTCGCACCCTCGCTAGATATTATTGCATAGAACTATTCAACCGTATGCCAGATAGGGCTACAGCAGTCCAAAACGAATACGGAACAGTGAATATGGCTATGGCAGGCGGGCCGGGTCGTCCTACAGGACTACCCGATGTGAACGCCGTATTGAACCGTTACCGTGCTGGTGGCGGACTGGTGGTCGGATAATGCCTACCCCTACGACAACTATCCCAGCATTCAAGTCTGCTCTCGTAGCAGCGTTACAAGCTTCTAGTGCGCTCACTGGAGTCCAAGTTAGTTATGGAAATCCGGGCGACACTCAAAGGTCTGAAAGCATTTGGGTTGGGGACACTCGTTCTCAACAACAGCCTTCAGCAATGAAATCTCTTCCTGTACGTCGGGATGAAGAATATACAACAGACGTAGTGGTAGAGATAACTCAACCACGTGCTACACAAGAAAACGTAGACCTAAGAGCAGCCACTCTTGCAGCAGCCGTAGAGACGGTCATAGCAGACAACCCTTCATTGGGAGTAAGCGGTGTTCTTTGGTCCACGGTTGCTACATACGATATGGCTGGTGGCTTCGATGCTGACGGTCGTGTTTGTATCATCACGATAGGAGTAGAGACGCATGCCCGACTTTGAGCTAGGCGCTAAGCCTGTACCTGTTAAATCTAAACAGGTAGAGGCATGGTACGTCGGAGGCACCGATGGTGTCGCTGGACGGTTCCCTTCTGGACGAACCTACGAATGCAACAAAGGTGATTCTGTCACCATAGAAGAAGAAGACTACAACAGTCTTGCACCAAGCGAATGGACTTCAAAGAAGCCAGACGTAACAACTATTTCCGCTGTAGAAAACGGCGATTCAAAGGAGAACAAATGAGTACAATTTTGGACCAAGCCGTATCGTTCGGCGTAGAATCAACATACGGAACTAGTGTCGCACCGACACGTTCCTACGAAGCACAGGCAGACATTGCCACAAAGAAAGTAGAGTTCCTAGAGTCTAAGGGCTTCAGGGCGGGTATTGCTTCTGTACGTAGCGACCGTCGCACCATCATCGATATGGGTGGAGAGGGAAGCCTCGAAGCAGATATCCTTAGCAAAGGTTTCGGACTACTCCTACAGGGAATGTTCTCCACTAGCGCTATCGCAGTACAGGGTGCTACATCAGCCTACAAGCAGACTTTCACTGCTACCGGTGTTGCTCCTACCAAGTCTTACACCGCACAGATGTTGCGTACAGACAGTGGTGGAACTTTACGTACCTTCACATATGCAGGTACAACGTTCACTGGATTTGAAATTGGTGTAGAGCAAGGTAGCCTTCTCAACATTAAAGCAGACCTAGATGTCCGTCAAGAGTTGACTGGCCCTAGCGCTACTGCTACTTCATACCCTACGAGTACTACTCCGTGGGACTGGGCTGAGGCTGTTGTTACCATCAATGGTAACGCTAGTGCTGTCACTAAGTTTATGCTCAAGGGCGACCTAGGCATGCACGTAGACCGTCGTTACCTTCAGGGTAGCGCACTCAAGGCACAGCCTATTCGTAAGAGCCTACCTATGTACGAGGGTAGCATCGAACTTGACTATGCAGACACAACGTTCTACACAATGTTTACTGCTGGTAGCGTCGTTCCGATTACGCTTACTTGCACTGGAGACAACATTGCTTCGAGCTTTAACTATACGTTCAAGATTACGCTTCCTGCTTGCCAGTTCACTGGTGAGACACCGAAGTCTAGTTTTGATGACCTAACAAAGCAGGCACTACCGTTCATGGTTCTTGATAACGGTACAGATGCTCCTATCACTATTGAGTATACGAGTATTGATACAGCAATGTAATCTTGGGGGTGCCTGATGGCTGACGACAGAATACAGATAGAAGGACTCACCCAAATAAACAGAGCATTAAGAGACATCGGTGGTAAGGATGCTCGTAAGGCTATGGCTGCAGCACATCGTGTTACAGCACAAATGGTCTACGACGATGCTAAACCTCGCATTCCTGTAGGTTCGCAAAAGGCTGGCAAAGGTAAGGGAAGTAAAAATCCCGGACGCTTGCAGAAGTCTTTACGTGTTCAAGCCGCTGCACATCGTGGCTCTATTGTCCTTGGAGGCAAACGAGTCCCTTATGCTCCTGCTATCCATTGGGGTTGGCCTACACGCCACCTTAAAGGTAGACCTGCTCTGTGGCATGCTCTAGGTAAAAATAAAGGCAAGATACGGTTAGAGTTCTTTAAACAGATGGACAAAGTTCTATCTGATTATGGACTCAATCGAGATAACGTCTAGCAGAACGATTCTGTGAGAGATGGGTAGCCCTGCTGGTATCGCCAGTGGGGCTATCTGTTTCGTCCATTAAACAAACGACTGGGAGGTCACATTATGACTGAAGCAAGCGAAATATTTGAACTAGATATCAACAGCCTCACCATTGGTGAGATTGAAGAAATTGAAGAACTTGGTGGCACCTCTATAGATGAGATGTTCTCCGCTGGAGCCAAAAAAGGTAAAGCCCTTCGTGCTATTGCCTACATCACTAAGCGCCGTGAGAACCCAGAGTTCTCTTGGGAAGATGCAGGCAACCTCAAAATCAACCTTGGGGAAACTTCACCTGAACTATCCCCTACGCCGCCCGCAGAGTAGAGAGCATGTTGGCCGTATGCCACTTCTATAGGTGGACATTGGCTGATGTTAGGTCTATGACTCTTCGGGATTTCTCGTCGGCTACCGACTTTCTCGTTGAATATAAGAAACGTGAAGAACAAGCGTACAAGCAATAGGAAGAGGTGAAAACATGGCTACTAGGCCCGGTGAAGTTAGAATCAATATTACTGGTAATGCTGACAAGCTTAAGAAAGCTACCAGCGATGCTACTACCAATCTAAACAAGTTTAGCACTGACACTGAAGGCAAATTAGGTAAGATTGGTGCCAGTTTCTCTAACTTGGGCCGTAACATTGGAATAGGACTAGCGGCCATAGGCGCTGGAGCCGTTGTTCTTGGGGCTAAGGCAATCACTTCTGCTAGTGACCTTGGGGAAACTATTTCCAAAACCAAAGTCCTTTTTGGTGACGCTGCCGACGAAGTTATCAAGTTCAGTGAGACCACTGCTCGAACTCTCGGACAATCTAAGCGAGATGCTCTTGATGCTGCCGACACTTTTGCTATCTTTGGTAAGGCCGCTGGGTTAACAGGGACTGACCTTAGTGGTTTCTCTACGGAACTTGTTACTCTTTCTAGCGATATGTCTTCGTTCTTTAATACAAGTCCGCAAGATGCTGCTGCTGCTATTGGGTCTGCTCTTCGAGGCGAGTATGAGCCTATCCGTAGATATGGTGTTCTGATTGATGATGCTTCGTTAAAAACAGAAGCTTTAGAACTGGGTATCTATGATGGCAATGGTGCGCTGACGGCACAACAGAAAACTCTAGCAGTTAATGCTCTAATATATAAGAAAACTAAAGACGCTCAGGGTGACTTTGCTCGCACTAGCGATGGCCTTGCTAACCAGCAACGTATATTGACTGCCACGTTTGAAGATGTAAAAGCAAAACTTGGTACGGCACTTTTGCCAATTATGACTGCTGTTACTAACTATATTATAGACGACTTTATACCTGCGTTTAAAGAGTTTTGGGAAACTCACGGTCCCGCCATTAAAGAAGTTTTGGGAAAGATAGTCGATAAGGCTAAAGATGTTGCAAAATGGTTGGGTGAAAAAGTTCCTGCTGGTATAAAAAAATTAGGCGAATTTGCAAAAGATAACAAGCCTCTTATCTACGGGTTAGCTGCTGCTATAGGCGCTCTTGCTATAGCGCTTCTTGCCTACAAGATACAGGTTATTGCTTTGCAACTTCCTCTGGCTATAACTGCTGCACTATCGCTAATTACATTTAGCGCCGCTGCTTGGGTTGTTATAGGTATTGTGGCTGCCGTAGCACTCTTAATTGGCGTATTGGTATACCTATACTTTAGATTTAAAGTAGTCCGTGACATCGTGGACGCTGTTGGCAGAGTTTTTGTCTCGGTTTTCAAAGGCATCCTTGAAGTTGTCAAGGTGGTCGTAAAATGGATTGTGAACAGATTTAAGGACTTCAAAAATATACTTTTTGGTGTTATAAACTCGCTTAAAGAACGGTGGGCTAAGTTCTGGAAACAGAACGGTGATGCAGTAATGGAAGCCTTCAATCATATCAAGAACGTTATTTTTACTGCTTTTAACATCATTAAAGCCTTCGTTATGTTCCAGATAAACGCATGGGTAGCCGTATTCAAACTTTTAGGCAAACTCCTAGAGCCTGTCTTTAACATGTGGAAAGCTATCTTTGAGGCTTTCTTTGCCGTTTTAACAAACGCTTGGAACGCTATCTGGGCTGTTGTGAAAATTGTTTGGGATGGAATCTGGGCTGCCATTTCTGGTGCGTGGGGATTAATCCTTGGCGTATTCATGGCGATAGTGCACTTCATCAACGGCGACTTTGGTAAAGCATGGTCTTCTATTAAGGGTGCCGTAGAAAGCGCTTTCAACGGTGTCGCTGGATTCCTGAAATCTATTTGGGATGCAATCGTTACGGTTATGGAAGCGGGAGCCAATAGCGCCATTGACGTTATCAACCTGTTGATTAAGGGAGTTAATGCTCTACCGGGTGTTGATTTTAACCTTATAGGTCATGTCGATTGGAATAAGAAGCCCGATACGGCTGGGGATAGCGGTAGAACTTTTGAGGCCACTTCGTTTAGACATTCTGGTGGCACAGTACCGGGCGCTAAGGGTACTAGTACTCTTATGAACCTTGCTGCTGGTGAAGTTGTTCTTACTGCTGCTCAGGCGGCCCGTATGAACATGGGGGGCGGACATACGTTCAACGTTAACGTCTCAGGTAGTAACGCTACCGCCGCAGACATTGCTAGAGAGATTGCTTGGCAAATGAAAACGCAGGGGAGATAACTATGGCTGTTGGAGATTTGATAACAGATGACTACCAGTTAGAAGTAAACGAAACTCTCCTTTTGGGTGCTGGTACTGTCTACGACATTATTAGCATGGAAGGGTTTGACCTGCCTTCTATCCGTAGTGGCGATACTGCTAAGACTCTAAGGAACGGCTATTGGGCTGGTAGTGACCTACTTGATGGTAGGACTATCACTCTAGAGTTAACGGTGTCTAGTCCTGATGATGATACTCAGGCTGCTGCTCTGAATGCTCTTACTGTAGCGTTCAGTCCTACGAGTGGTGAGCAGACTTTTGCTTTCCAACTGCCGGGTTATACTAAACGGTTTGTGAATGCTCGTGTACGGCGATTGAATGTTCCTGTTTCGTGGGAGTATCAGTTCCATCTGCCGACGGTGACTGTAGAGCTTTATGCTACTGACCCGCTTATCTACGATTGTGTTAATAGCGGTGAAACTGTGACCGTTCAGGTTGCTGCTGGTGGAGGGTTCGTTTTTAATGTGACTCCTCCGTTCGTGTTTGGTGCTATGCCTACTGGCGGTCGTGTAGTTTTAACTAACTCTGGTACTTATAAGACTACGCCTTATATCACCGTTTATGGTGATGGGCTTGTTAACTTCTATATATTCAAATATGGTACTCAGTTCCCCGGAGAGTTTATAGGCTATACGGGAACTCTTTCCAATGGACAGAACGTACAGTTCGATTTTACTAACCATAGTGTTCTTATTCAGGGTACCTCTTGGTATTCGGCTCTTACTGTTGGTTCTACTTGGTTTGATTTAGATGTTGGGACTACAGAACTGGTATTCGTTAATGGCGATAACGGTGCTGGCCCTAATGCGAAGATGAGTGTCGAATACCGTTCGGCATGGATATGATTTTGCTAGAAGAAAGAGAGAGGTAATAATATGACAACCCAAGCGAGTGCAATCTTTTTGCAAGCGAATTCGCATCCTGCAGAGGATGTAAGACAGGCTTTCCGTTCCATCATTGGTATGAGCGGAGTTATCGTTAGTACTAGTGTTACATCTAGTAGTAGTGTTGCGGACTTAAAAGTCTCTCAGCGTGGTGCTGGCGCTAACATGAGCGTTGATGTTGCTAATGGCAAGTGTGCCATATTGGGCACTGAGGGTACCTATCAGGGTGTCTATCTTTGTGATAACCGTGGCGTACAGAACCTTGTGGTTACTGCTGCTCACGCTACGTCGGCCCGTTTGGACCGTGTAGTAGCAAAAGTACAGGACGCTGCCTACAGCGGTGCCACTAACGT